CAATGAATTCAAAATACTCAAGCGTATATTCGGAGAGGTGCTTCCACAGGAATATCCTTACCAAGTACAAGGCGCACAGCAAAGTGTTTTCCGTGAAGACTTTAGCGACAACGTAGATGTTATACCTGTTTCTGATCCTAACATCTTTAGCACCACACAGCGAATCATCTTAGCCCAGACACAGCTTCAGATGGCACAAAGCGCACCGCAACTACATAATATGCGGGAAGCGTTTCGTAAAATGTATTTGGCGTTAAACATACGAGACATTGACGACTTATTACTTCCTGAATTTGAGCCAACACCTAAAGACCCTGTTCAGGAAAATATGGA